CCCGGTGGCCGCTCCGCCGGGGCTACCAGCGCCTCCAGCTGCGCCGCCCGCAGTTCCAGCCCCTCCGCCAGCACCTCCACCTCCACCTCCACCTCCACCTCCACCTCCACCTCCACCTCCACCTCCAGGGCCAGTCCCCATCCCAGGGAGACCTCCCAGACCGCGCATCGCAACGTCACCCTCGGTATCAAGCGAGGCAAGGAGATCGTTCAGCCGCTTCAGCTCCCCGGTGTTCTGCTTCAAAACGTCACGACTCTCTCGAGTCTTATCGGATACGTCGGGGTCACCCAAGAGGTGGGCCGCTACACCCTCGCCCCCAGCCCCATCGCCGCCAGGCCCACTTGGTATCGACCCAAGCCCGGCATCCTCCGCCAGGCTTTTAGTGGAGGTCCCCAGGCCCAAGGCATCCCTAAAAGATTTAGCCGCAAGGATACCGGGTCCCACTATGGGAATGGCTCCAATAGCGAGGTCCTTAGCTCCCTTTTCAATAGCCTCAGGATGCTTGCTCCACGCGTTATGGATCATGCGAGTCAGTTCAAGTATCGCCTGAAGTCCATGAACGATCAACCCATCGGGAGACAGCGCGGAGGTCTGGATGTCCTCCATAAAGTGCGTCCACTCCTCGGATAGTTCGTTAACGACCTTGTGATACTCCTTCGTAGAGGCCGCCATTTTTTCTTGTCTTGCCTTCTCCGCATCACTGACTTCAGTATATTTAGCCAACAGGCTCAAGATCGGATCAGCTTGCCATGCCTTCATAAACTGATTAGCGAACTGGGTAGCCTCATCTATCCTGCCGCCATTTTCTGCCAGCCTATTATTGAATATCTGGGTCCTCGCCGTCATCAGTTGGGTGAGCTGGGCCTCAGTACTACCGGCATTAATGACGCCCTGGATGACCGCTTCCATCTCCTTTGCGTGGCCCTTAGCCCTCGCAACTAGTTCGATATGTTGCTGGCTACCAACCAGCCCCATCTTATAGACACCCTCCTTGAACCTGGCGACGGCGGAGTCGGCCTCGTCAGACTTAACCCCAACGCGGGCGAGCTGCTCCTCGATATTCTTTAGGGAGGCTGGGTGCATCCCCAGCATCTTCGCCTTATTATTGAGGTCCTGGAGCTTATCGGAGAAGGCCTTCAGGCTGGAGAGGCCTGCAACGACGACGGTACCGACGGCAGCTATCGCAGCACCAACGAGACCAAGCCGGCCAACGAGACCGAGGAGGGCCTTCTCGCCACCCTCTGCGGCATGGCCTAGCTCCTTGATCATCCGAGTGACCTCGGTATGGCCTCTCTTGAACTTCTCCGTATTGGCGGAGGTCTCCCCGCTGCCGAGGCTCTGAAACTCCTTTCGCAAGGCGGCCACTGACCCAGACGCATTGTCTGTCAGGGTAATGACGAGCCTTAGTTCTTCTGTCTCAGTGTCTGCCATCTTTTAACCTGGGGCCGCTGCAGCCGCTGCGAGGTCAGCCTTAGATGGACCGCTCGGTGTGGTGGTAGACTTCGGAGCCCCACCACCTCCCGGCGGCATTGTTCGATTAGTCTCTGTACTCTTGAACCCTCCACTACCCTCTACCTTAACGGACGTATTGGCTGGGGCATTGATGTTGGCAGTCAGCTTACCGCCCGCATCAACCTTTATGGTCCTCACGCTCTTGGGAGCAGCAGCGGCATCTACAGTTGCCCTATCCTCACCACCAGCGCTCGCTATTTGCGCTTGCTTCAGATGCTCTTCGCCATATAGAGTATCAATCGATACGTGGCCCGTATCCTTATGCCCCCAATTCTCACCACCACTTATACCCCAGCGCTTCTCAAAGCCGGCCATTAAATCACGATGGCTGTCTATCCACTTTCGTACATCTGGATCAACAACGTCCCGGCTGTGTTGCGCCCAATCAACGGCAAGGGCATTGGGATGCTGCGATGGGTTACCCCGCATCCCCGGACCACCAAGCGACCTGACTGGCGCTCCAGCCGCAATCAAGTCATTAAAGAACCCCTTAAACTGCCCAGCGGCTTTCTTATTGACGGTCACCTTCTGACCGTTGGAGAGCGTCACCGTCTCAAGCTGAGACCCAGGTGCTATTCGCGCCCCAGTCGGAGCATTGAAGCGGCCGCCGTGTGAACCAGGGCCACCACTACCAGGATCGTCACCAGGAAGAACACCTCCCTCTTTTGGCCCAACGGGGGCACCAGCCTTAGACCCCCCGGGAGTTACTGATGCTGCCGCAGAGGCAGCGTGTACCGGTCCCTGCTTTCTATCATCGTTAGCCGCATCTCTCGCCTTCGACGGCACCAGCTCTTGGCCAGAACCTCGAGAAGTTATCGACGCCATCCCATTAGGACCCACGGTGAGCTGAAGTCCCTCAGGATGTTTTCTCCCCTCCTCTATGAGGTGCTGCTTAAACTTCGGCCACTCAGACGCCTTGATGGAGAAGCATCCAGCGGTGTAGAGCTTATCCAGATTATCGTTAAATGCACGATGGATCTGAACGCCTTCCCAGTCGTGAGACCCCTTATACGTTCCTCCTAATCCACCAAGAGTGGCTACAGAACCGATCCTATTGCCAACGGGTCCAAGCTGACCCTTACCGCCATATGGAGTTGCGACGTTAATATTATACGTCCCATATTCAATAGCCCCGGCGCCGCCTCCGCCACTGCCCCAGTGGTATGTTTGACCACCGAGAGTAACCCCGCCGTGCTCATAGTACTGGTGGCCCTTCTGGTCCGCAAGCGAATAGCCGCCCGGTCCAACACTGCGAGGAGCGGCACCACCACCTGGCGCGGCAGGAGACTGAGGAGGAGCGGCCGAGGCATCGGGAGTAGGACGACGAACTGCCGGACCGCTAGGTGATCCTGGAAGTCCCCGCACACCTGTCGCACTACCCCCGCCTCCACCGCCACCATAGCCTGCCGTCGGCGGATAGGTCATCCCACTTTCAGGATCATAACCTCCACCGCGTGACGCCGCTGGACCGCTCTGAGTACCAGGGAGCCCTTGGACTCCCTCGGCGCCACGAACAGCCGGAGCCTCTGACGGTGAAGCTAAAGGCTCCGTTGGCTTTGACTCGGTGGTTGTAGGACTGCTCGGAGAGGTTGATTGAGTAGCACCCGGGCCGGTACCAGGCCCAACACTACTTCCGTTAGGACCTCCGCCTCCGCCTCCGCCTCCGCCTCCTCCAATACCCATTCCCCCACGACCGAGTAGTCTCCCAAGACCTTGACGACCCTCACCACCCTCATCGAGCAGCTTGAAATACTCGTTTAGCTTTTTAACTTGAGTAGTATTCTCGTTCAAATCCTTCAGGTAGTCGTCCTTGATATCGGCAACCGCTGCACGAGTCTCATTGCGTCGATCTTCAATATGCTCCGACGCAGGCTTACTGGCGAGCCACTCATCAAAGTGTTTAAAGGCTCCTCCACCCGAGCGCTGGCCTTCGCCTTCGCCTCCGCCAGTAGCCGGAAGGTCGGCGAACCTCAGCGGGGCCGTGCCTGTATTCTTTGAGGGACCGGCCAGCCAGGGAGAGTGTCGGAGGTCTTCCTCACGAGTAGACCGCGGTACATCGGTAGGCTGCCCACCACCGGCAGGCTGCTTAGCACCGTCACCGTGAAGTTTATTGTATATCTGATTGGCTGCACTGAGTGGCGAGACTAGAAAAGACAGTACGGTCGTAAAATACTTTGCGGTTGGAGAGTCGAAGATACCATTCCAACCTGAGTGGATCTCCTTCAGTATGCTGTTCGCCAGCTCAAGGCCATGGACGATGACCCCGTCTGCGCTTAAAGCACTCGTCGAGAGGTCCTCGGTGAACTTCTCCCACTCCTTGCCGATCTCAAAAGTCGTATCTCTAAACTTCTCAGTCGCCTTCTGTTGGTCCTGAAATCGCTTAGACTTTTCCGCCATAAACTTATCAATGGCGCCGGTGACGCCCAGTATCGGATCAAGCTTCCAAAGTTGCATGAACCTGCTGGCGGCCTGGGCGGCCTTCTCGCGAGTACCTCCCTGCTGGTGCAGTACGTTATCATAAACGTTCTGACGCTGAGTAAGTATCTCATTCAATTGACCCGACTGGGTCGTCTGCGCCTCGACCTTCCTGATGGCGTCAAGCATGACCGGACCGTATGCCCCGGCGGCCTGAACCATCTCGGTTAATTTTCCAGTCTCTGGTCTGGCGAGCTCAGAGAGGGTCCGAACCATACCTCCCAGGCTCTCCTCGACGACGCCAGCACCGACGCCGAGTTTCTCATACTGCTCCGAGATATGCTTGAGCTCGGCAGGATCCATACCGATGACTTTGGCCTTATTCGAAATCTCCTGGATCTTTGCAGCGAACTCACTGAGGCTACCAATACCAACGGCAATGGTAGCGGCAGTCCCCGCCATCGCGGCACCCGCGGCACCAAACTTACCTATGTACTTGGTCAGCCCCTCAAACCCTCTAGTGGACTCCTTCGCTAGCTCCTTGATCTCCTTTCCCAAGTCCTGATTGTGGGACTGGAATTTATTCACAACTCCCTGGGCGCTTGCCCCGAGGGAGCTAAGCTCCTCGCGTAGCTTTGCCAACCCCGCAGACGCCTGGTCGTCGAGGGTGACTTGAAGCTGTAAGTGCTGCTGCTGTTCGGCGGGCACCTAGTCCTCGCGCTTGCGCTGGCGCTCCAGTTGGGCCGTCCTGCTCAAATGCAGGCGTACCTCGCTAATTGGCATATCAAGAAAGAGGCGAGGGTCGAGGTGGTAGTAGCTGGCTAACCGGTAGCAGTCGAGGATCATACCGTCGTCTACGGTAGGGTTCACCAGGCCCGAAGATCTGGTAAAAAAAATTTTCTCAGGCGATAGGCGCAGCTATTCCAGTCGCGAGTATCCATCATCTCGAGCAGTGGCGGGAGCACTCCACAGAGCGCACCCATGATGTAGGTCATCTTCCGCTCTTCGATGATGATCTCCCCGTCCCACAGCATCCTCGTCGGATTGCCGATACGGTTAATCTCCCCGGCCCGAGGCTCCCTGAAGGTAAGGCTGGTGATCTCCTCACCCTTGTCGTTCCTAATCGGCTTATAGAGGAGTTGAACAGTAATGGGCCAATCCTCCGCACTACTGGCGATATCCTTACGCAACTGATCAGCCTCACTCAGAGGGGCCTCGATAGGAGGAGGCTCTGCCTTGATCTGAGTAGGAAGGGGCTGCTGAGGTGGATTGGTCTGCGGCTCGATGACTGGCTGCGTGATGGGCTGAAAGCCCTCGCGCACCTTGGATCCGTTACCTGATATTCTGACTTGCTCACTCACGTTACTTTCTCCTTTTTCAAGTCACCAGTTCTTTATCGAGAAGTGAAGCACGACGATCAAGAGTGTAATGACGATCAGCCATCTCCACGTGAATGCGACAAACAGTATAGAGCCAGCCAGCAACACAATGATGGCGGCCCCGATCACCTCCAGTACATTCGCTATTTTCTCACCAACGTAGTTCATCCGCCAGCGGGTCCCTTACCAGTTGACACACCCGCCAAGGAGAACTCCTGACAGGCAAGACCCTCCCACCTGACGTGAACCACGCCATCTCGAGTATTCTCCTCGAGAGCTGCCTTGCACATCGCCCCCGTGAGAGTGTACACCATCCCATTTGCCAGCTTGGCGACGACAGTGACGTTCACTTGGGTCTCAAGGTCCTCAAGCAACATCTCGGGGATCGCAGTGAGGTCGCCCTCTATAAAGGGGACGCGGGGAGTCTCGTGGTACCCGCAAACCCCTTCCTGCCCCGCCACCATCGTTCTCTCCACCGATGACGGACTGACGACAAAGTTACCGCGAAGAGCCCACTGGACTTGATTGACTGTAAGGTAGGCGGTGCCTGCGAGTTTTCTAGCCATAGGTCCTCAGGCGATGCTGATCTCCTGGCAGGAGAGCCCTTCCCAGCGGACCCTGACCTGACCATCTCGAGTATTCTCCTCGAGAGCAGCCTTGCAGGTGCCACCCGTAAGGGTGTACTGCATCCCGTTGGCGAGCTGGGCGACGACGGTCACGTCAGTCTCACCCTCAAGGTCCTCGAGCAAAAGACCCGGCACGGCGGACAGGTCTCCCTCGATATACGGTACGCGGGGCAGCTCCTGGTAGCCGTGGACGCCGTCCTGCCCCGCAATCATTGTGCGCTCTACTGCACTCGGGCTGACGGTAAAGTTGCCGCGGAGGGCAAGCTGCGTGCCGTCCACGGTGAGGAACGCAGTACCTGCGAAGCGTTGCGCCATAGCCGTCTCCTATTCTCTGGCGGGATTTACTTGCGAACCTTTGTTCCAGAGGCAGCTAAGGCAGCCTCGGGGACATCGAGAGCGATGGCGAACTGGCGGCGCTCGCTCTGTTTGACGGGAGCGTCTCTGCTCCCGGACCTGATCTTCAGCCAGGCAAAGGCCTTGGTCCACTCACCACCGCCCTTGACGATAACGGCGGTCCCTGGGATACATGGAACCATTACCTCGTCGCCATCTTTATCGAACAGATCGTTATAGAGCTCACCGTTCGACGAGATCTGGAACGAGATATTGGCGTCGTCCCAGTACTCTGACATGGTGATACGGACGATCTCACCAGCAGTGAGGTCAACCCCGTTGGACAGGCTCTCACCCTCCTGAATATCGGGACCTTCCACGATTACGAGCGGCATCCAAGTCTTCTCCTAATGAAGGCCGTCAGGCCTAGGGTTGACTACTGCGGAGCACTACCAGAGGCCTGATAGGGCGGAGGGGCGCGGCCGATAATCTCAAGATCGATACCGCGGTCATACTGGAGGCGGAACTGAGCAAGCACCGCAAAGATACGGAGCTGGTTGATCAGGTCCGGCGGGTAGAGCACGTTGATCCGGTTAGGGTCGTTCGGGTCGCGCTCGACGATCAGGTTGGCCTTGAACGCCTTGAGGTTCTCGACCAAGCCATTCCACATATCGATCTGGTAGTCGCTAACCAGCTCGGCCTTGATGATGCCCGGCGTTACGATGGCCTGACCAGGACCAAACTTGGTCCCGTCGTCAGCCAGCTTATGGCGCGGGAATTTCGAGGTGATGACATGCTTCTGATTGCGCAGGAGCTTAGCGAGCGTCGCCAGGGTCGTCACCAGCTCGTAGGCATCGTCGGGAGCACCCCACAAGTTGAGCTGGTACGTAGTCTGCTCACGCAGGATCATCGGCTGGCGATCACTACCGGTCTCCTGGATTGCTAGTCCGTTGGAGGCCAGACTGTTGAGCTCTGGGAAGTCGAAGCGATCCTCCCTCGGACACCCCTTGATCTTATTCAGAGCAAGCGTTTGGAGGGGGCGCGCAGGGTCGTTGATCAGAGCCCGCTGGGCCTTTGCGGCATATGCTGCGGCCGCCTCGAACATCGGACTTACCGTCGTCTGCTCGAATGACATAATCGACGTTATACCGCTATTGAGCGTATCTCCGAACAGGATCAGATCGGCATAGGTCCCGCGCTTGGCCGAGAAGACGTGACCAAACTGCTGGCGCTCCCAGCCCCAGCGACCTTGATCGGTGAAGCCATACTCCTGATCCCACTCGAATATACTATTAGTGTCGTTATAGGGCAGAGCCACATATTCGAAGGCATCCTTCTGGATGGCAGAGATCGCGTTGTCCATCACGGGGACGCCTACGCCACCGGAGAGGAGACCGCCAACAGGCAGTGTGATCCCGAGCCCCGGAGGAGTAATCTCGCTCCCAAGCGAGCCGTAGTAGTTCATGGTGATGGTTATCTCATTACCGTTGACGCCCTTGAACGTGGCCGTCAGATCGACGTCGCTACCTCCTAAGGCGCTCACGGTGGCAGTGACCGGGAGGGCCGGGGTACCGTTCTCGGAGTATGAGTTGTTGATCTGATCGGCGATTGCCTGAGCGATGTCTGCGGTCGTATCGGTCGACATGACGTTGACCGGGATGGGGGTCCCTGCGATATAGAGATGGATCGTACCGGCAGAGGTCGGTGCGTCCGCAATGGCGATGGTACCCGTCGCGGCCGTAGCCCCAACCGGCTCCGCCAGGGGGAGGCCCCACACCTCGTTGGCGAAGTTATTGTTATAGTACGCCTGGAACATGCGGCTCAGCTCGGAGCCCGCGCCGAAGTGCTGGTCCGCCTGCGACTGCGAGCCGATAGGGATCGGAACGTCCGGCGGTGCATCGCCGTCCGAGGTCATGATACCCACCATCAGCGCCTTGAGGTTGATCGTGGGCAGGCCCGCCATCGAGGGGTCCACTTCGACCCAGTATAAAGGTACCTTGATGTTAGCGGGAATGTTGGCAAACGAGATAGGCATTTTCCTGCTCCTTCCGTGAGTGGATGACTAAGGGCCTAAACCCTTTAGCTCTCGTGAGTCCGCGCTCGGCGAGGCTCGGGCGGTTCAGGATGAGGCTTGGCCTCCTTCTTCTCCGCCAGCTTGACCGAGCCCTCCTTCAGCCTTCTCCGAGTGAAGGTATCGTCGGGCCACTCGATCGAGCCCTCACTGCGGAAGCCACCGGCCCTCGGATGCTTAAGCAGCCGACGCATGTCTGCGTCTCTCGGCTCCACCCGCACGCCAGGACGAGTCGCCATCTTCTTGACTCGCTCCAAATTGGCTCGAGCCTTCTGAGACTGCGTGAGCGTCGTCGTTACGGTTACCATCTAACTCCTCCTCGCTTCTCTGAGCGTCTGAAGCATGTACTTAACTGTGACCGGCTGGATCTGCGTGGGGTCCGCATTGTTGAGCGAGACGGTCACGTCGATCTCGTCCAACGTATCCGTGATATCTGGGTACCACTCGCTACGGAAGAAGCAGTTCAACTCGTACTGGAGCTCAGCGAAAGGCGTCTCGTTATTGGCTCCTGGAGCCCCGAAGACTGGGCGGCGAGAGCCTCTCAGGATTGACTCGATACCAACACCCTCCGGATTATTATTGACCAAGACATTCATCAGGTGGGGGTCGGTCCACAGCAGCCCCATAACCTTCCAGAAGGACATATCGATCATGCGCTCGACCTGAACAGGATCGATATTGGCCTGGATTATAGAAAAACCGATGCGACCCGTGTGATTGAACCTAACGCAGCCGGTATTGGCATCTCCGTCGGGGACCATCACCTCGTCTACGATATAGACGCCAAGGTACGGTAGCAGACCCGGCTGTACCGGCAGCATCTTCGTCTTACGAAGGGTCCATCCAGAGAAGTATGCGTCAGCCGTAACTACACTATACATGGCGTCTCGGATATCATACAGAATACTCTGCTGCTCCGTAATCATACAATAGCCTTGAGCTGGAGGGTCAACTCTCCTCCGCCATTATTCCAGGCGTTGGATATCTCGAAGTCTCCAAGGGCGGGCAGGCCCACGACCGGGTCTTCTGGAATATTGACAGTATCCCCCTGAACGGGGAGTACAGGAAACTCCGCAATTCTAATATCAAGGATGGTATCCTGGTCCGTAATGATGCTTCCGTCCTCCAGGACGACATTCAGGATGCGGCTGTCATAGATACCGCGACCCTGACCAGAGTACGAATTACCCAGAGCGGAGGTAAACGTAACCGTCCTCCCGAATACGTCCTGGGAGGGGAGGTAGACCAGGGTCGACATATTTATCGCCACGACAGGTGCTCCTCCATCAGCTTCGCCATCCTCTCCACCAGCTTATCGAAGAGTATCGGTCTAAGGATCGGCCTGCTACTGCCAGACCCCTTGCGGATGGCGCCACTAGTTCTCGACTTAAACCTCGTCTTATGTATTCCCGTCTTACTCTTGAGGTGTGCGATCCTCGACGTAGGCCAGATGCTCGTCTCTGCCGTCTTGCCGTTCAGTTCTGTATTTGGATAGCGGCGCCTCATGTCCTTGGTCTGCCACTCAGTCAGCTCCTCCGCCATCTCGACTGGGAAGTTAACGAGCTCGCTCGTCATCTTCTCCACTCTGGCGAGCGCCTTGCCGGTATCCAGGTGGACTTGAAACGGCACCGTTAAACCTCCAGCCTGACATAGTGGGACAGGAGGTCTCCGGCGGCCGTGGATCCAAACGGCCCCTGACCCTTCTGCTGACCTTGAACTATATCGAAATACATCACACGGCTGTCCTTGTGGCTGATGCTGCGTATGCCGCTGACGCCGAGCCTCTGCATGTATGCCTGGTTCTCCCTGATCGCCAGCGCAACCGCCTGCTTGAGGGCGGGGGGAGCCTCATCGGGCAGATTATAGCCACCCGCATACGTCACCTTGATCGGCTCTGTATTCGTCCCCAGTAGCTCGATCTTGCCTGACTTCCACTCGATCTCATACTCAGACGAGTCAATCACTCCTCCAGTGGGGCTCTCAACTATAATGGAGTAGGTGTCGTCAAGGGGATAGTGGCTGAGAAACAAGCGCTTCATTGCGTTGGTCTGATCATATTCAACGCAGCGCCATATCTCGTAAAGCTCCTCGTAGGCGAACGTCCTATTGCAGTACTCGGAGATCATATCGGAGTAGATGGTGATGTACTGGTTGTATAGCTCATCCTGAATGGTATCAGATACAGGAATACCGAACATAAGCTTGAGCTCATCGAGTGTAATGAGGTCATAGTTCGTCGCAGGAGTAATGATATTGACGACCCGATCCGCCACAGTCAGCTCTCCTTATTATACTGCTCGAACAGGCCTCGCAATTCTATTGCCGGCCCGTCGCTGAAGGCATCCATGATCGGAGTAACCGTATAGCCATCTCGATTGACCCGCCAAGCAGTGATGTGAGGCGCGCTCGCTCCGCGCTCTCCCCTCTCACCGGGGTCACCCTTTGGCCCCTGCCTTCCAGTCTTGCCGAGCGCAGACATAAGCTGCCAGTCATCTCCGGGGCAGGCCCCTGGGTTATCGACCCTCGAGATAAAGCTACAGCCATTAAAGGCAACGATGTCGAGAGCCATATAGGTCTCTCTCTCACTATACGTACCGCGGACAACTGGAGAGGAGGCGCTATGCCCTGCAGCCGCGATGAGGGCCCAGTCGTCGTGCGGAGGTTCACGGGCGGTATCTCTCCTGGCCTGGTAGCAAGAGCCCCGGTGGCTTACGACGTCTCCAGTATAATGGACGCCCCCTGAGACGTACCCCTTGACCTCCCTAAGCAGGCCCGGGGCGCCATCGCTACCGCGCTCTCCTGGCTCGCCCTTGATGCCTGGCTCGCCTGGCTCGCCCTTGATGCCTGGCTCGCCGCGCACTCCTGGCTCGCCCTGCAAGCCAAGTAGGCCTCGCTCTCCCTTCTCGCCTCGCTCTCCCTTCTCGCCGCTCTCGCCCTTCTCGCCTATAGCGCCAGGCTCGCCGCGCTCACCAACTATACCCGTTTCTCCTTTCTCTCCCCTTTCCCCTATAGGACCGGGCTCGCCCCTCTCACCGGCGATACCGGGCTCGCCCTTCTCGCCTATAGCGCCTGGCTCACCCTTCTCGCCTGCAATGCCAGGCTCGCCAGGCTCGCCCCTCTCGCCTGCGATGCCGGGCTCGCCACGCTCTCCCCTCTCTCCAAGGTCTCCCTTCTCGCCGCAATCACCGCTCTCTCCGGTATCTCCACGCTCGCCCTTCTCTCCAGGGTCTCCCTTCTCGCCACGCTCACCGTTATCACCCTTCTCTCCTGGCTCCCCCTTCTCGCCGTGCTCACCGGGGAGGCCGCGCTCACCGTTCTCGCCGCGCTCACCTGGGACACCCTTCTCACCTTGCTCACCTTGCTCACCTTGCTCACCTTGCTCACCTCGAGGGCCATCCTTCAACTCTGCAAGGCGAGAGTCGATCTGGCTCTTGAGCCCAATAACCTGAGCCTCGAGCCTAGCTATGATCGTCGCCGCCTGAGCCTCCATCAGCATGTACTGTCGGTCCCACTTCTCCTGGGCCCGATCCAGTACTTCTGCCAGAGCCATTCGCCATGAGTCGAGCAGCATGTCTTCGCTGTCGTCCGACATTCTCTGTGAGGCGAAGGAGGGTTCTGACTTCCCGTTGGATGTCGTCATGGTCCATTCCCTTTTCGGGAGGTGGTGGCGGTTTATCCGTCGGTGGCGGTTTATCCGTCGGAGGGGTGTCACCGAGTCCACCGGCGGGAGGGGGAGCAGACGGAGAGGGAGACGACGGAATTGCCGCAACGGCACTCAGAGGAACGACCTGCTGCTGAACGCGAGGCTCGTCGCCAAACTTTACGTCGGGCAAGCCCTCTCTATTGCGTGCCTCATTGGGAGAGTAGATGCCGCCCTGAACTCCTCGAGCCAATGCATCGATGCGATCCTTCAAGGCAGAGCGGAGCAGTGCTTCAGTATCAAACTCTACATACTCGTCGGGCTGGCCCTTGAGCTGGAAGAGATTGCCAATGGCTTCCTCAACGTGGTTGAGGCAGAACCCAAGCCCGCTGGCGATCCAGCTCTGCATGAGCAGTTCTGCCGAGCTATACGAAGCTCCTCCTATTCCAAGGATCTGGAGAGGCACGCGGAAGGCTAGGGCAATCTGCTCGTTGGATAACTTAAGGATGTCAGCGGTCGCTGCGTCCTTGCCTCCTACGGCCCACGGCATCACCTTCAGGCCCGCAGTAAGGATCGGCGTACCGCCCTGGTTGAGACCCTTGACTTGCTCGTTCCACCTGTCCCGCAACTGCTGGACGTTATCCTTATCGAGGACGAGATCGGTACTCAGAACCGCAGAGGGTCTGGCCTCATTTGCATAGAATGAATTTTGCTGCCTGGCGATTGCCTCAGCCATCGCGATGTTGGAGTAGGCCGCAACGATCGGGCTCTCTCCTACGAGAGGTCTCGGGTAGCGCCGCTGCTCGTGGAGCCTGATGTGGAGCACGTCGCGATGGGGAACGGTGACCATCGGCTCGCCAAACATCCTGGCGACGACGTCGTTTCCTCCGAGCCAATAGAAGATGTCCCCCGTAGTCGCAAGGCGGGGGTGGGATATCTCGGGGTGCATGAGGTGAAGTTCGTCAACCTCATAGCGGTCGTTTCTCAAGGCAAGCGCATACGCGTTGCCGTTCATGTAGAGTGACCTTACCAAGTTCAGTAGAAAGTCACTGATCGTCTGATACGAGTTAGGGTATCGCAAGATACGGGCGAGCGCTGAGTTCTTCACTCTGTCTCGCCCGCCCTTCTTGTTCAGTCGCCAGTGGTCTCCTGGGCACATCGCTACCGTCTGGGAATAGGCGGAGACGCAGGCCTCCACCATCGCCGAGCTCGTGGAGGCATACAGGGGGTTGTGCCCCTCCTGCCACCAATTTGTCGACGCTCCGTCGGGCAGCCACCCACCCGTAATTGGAAGGTAGTAGGGACCGGGGCGAACGGCGCCCTCGACCGCCTTCCAGATCGAGAGGATGGTCTTAGCGATGCCGGCCATGGGCCTGACCTTTTTTTAGCTCTCGCCAGCCCTCGTTTGACGAGTCGGATAGGTGCTTCCCTTACTACCGTGCCGCTCTGCCTCCATCGACTTATTGTGCGGCTCGGCGTGCTGCGGCGTCTCTGGATCACTCCCGTCCGCCTCATGCTCGAGGATGTGGCCGCCGGACGCAGTGATATCAAGCTCCTCCTGGGTCGGGGTCGGCTTGCCCTTGGTCTTCTGGGCGAACTCCGCCCTTGACCTATCGCTGATCTTCCTCTCCGCCTCGAGAGACTTCTTGGCGCTCTCTGTGGCGGGATTGTCTGCCGTCTTGGTCATCTAGACCTCCTTAGCGTGGGGGGGGGTTACCCCGTAGGGCCTGCCAGAGGCCCCGCTGGTGCGTTCTTGGCTGCCTGGGGCTATCCTAGGAGCCCCAGGCCAATGAGGCCCCTCTATGGCCTCCCTAGAGGCTTAGGAACTAAGTTCCCTAAGCCCCTCTACCAGGTGACGTTCTGGACCCAGGCGACCGTGCCGGCGCGGCGCTGCAGCCAGTTGAGCGGCAGGACCATGCGAAGCGCAAGCGAGTCGGTCTGGAAGAGCGAGCGCTGGGGTGCAGCCACAGTGCTCGGAGAGGCGACGAGCTCGAGAGGGGTCGTATCCTCCATGTGGAGGGTCGCCTGGTCACTCATCTCCATCCTTGGCGCATCCCCGCCGACCACTACGAAGTCGGCAGCGTCGACCAGGATCATGGTCTTCGAGGGGACATTCGCAGAGTCGATATATGGGATGGTAGCGAGCGTGCCTGCCTTGATCTCATCGCGGAACGGGAAGATGCCCGTGTTCGCTGCGGAGAGCAGACCGGCCCGCAGCATATCCGTCTGGTTCACCAGCCAGACCGGAGAGCGTACGTTGCCATATGTCGCCGTGGAGATCGCGCCGATCACACCGACAAGGTCTCCCACCAGGGCGGGGATGCCGCCGCCAGAGGTCGCCGGGATGGCCGCCACGCCGTTGAGCAGACCTGCCGGGCGGATGACCGTAGCCGGGTTCGCATCGATCAACACGCTGTCGATCGCCACGGTAGTATCCACCTGGATGGAGTCACGCAGGATGCCCTCGATCGCTGGGATCGAGTGCTCATCCATCTCCTTCGTCCAAGTGGTGATCACGGCCATCTTCTTCGGAGTGAGCGTCTGCGAGGTGAACGCTCCCTGCCTGACCGGGATCGCCATGCCCTCTCCAACGAAGCTGCCCGCCAGGCTCGGAGTACGAGAGCGCGTCGGGATAACGATGCGCCCGGCACTACCGAAGCTGAGCGGAAGGCCCCGCGTAGCGAGACGAGTCATGATCGCGTTGGGCATCAGCAGAGGCATCAGGTCCGCATAGGTGGTGTGGGCCAGCTCTGCCGCCCAGCCAGTAACGGTGGTCATGGCCGGGGCGGAGGCCGCGCGGAGTACGATGTCCGACATGACCTTGGTGTCGTCGTCGCGATACTCCGGGAAGCGCTCGCCGATCTTGTTGCGGGTCTCCTCGACGGTGCGTCCCCAGCCCCTCGCGTGGAGAGCGATGGTGCCAGCTCGGACGAATAGGCCAAGGAGGTCGGGGGCCGTCCTTACTGTCCTTGGGCGTACTGCTGTGCCATTACCATTACCATTACCATTACCGCTTACCGACACCAGAGAGCGCCGGGGAGGCAGCGTCGGCTGCGGGTCACTACCGTTACCTGCGGTCTTGACCAGGATCTTCTCACTATCGACCAGGCCCTCCCTGATCCGCTCGAGCTGGGCTATGTCCTGGTTGAACTTGCCCATGATCTCGAGATCGCTATTGCTCACGTTGGTATCGTCCATCTTTTCGAGATGGACTTGAAGGGCATCCTTCTTGGCGATGATCTGCGTCTCCAGGTCCTGGATGCGCTGTGACAGGCCAGACATTTGTCCAGCTCCTCTGTTGCTGTTACTTCTTCTGGCGTGCCCGCCGGTGAACCCTCGGTGTCGCACTCGTCCCTTATCGCCTTGCCCGGCAAAGACGAGGTCGATCACCTCTGGTGAAATCTTTAAGCTCTTGGCTATAGCCAGCGCGTTCGGATTTGCAGGTACGGCGACCACGCTGGTCTCGACTAACTCACTCTTGGTGTAGACATAGCCCCAGTCCGTTCCCTCCCTCTTTTTACTCTCAAGTGGGCGGAAGCCCACGGAGACTGCCTTGAGGATACCGGAGTCGATCAGTCGCCTGATCTCATCGATCCTGGGACTGGTCCCCTCCGCAGCCATCTCGAGGTGGCCGATCAGCTGCTTGTTCTCGACGCGGATGTTCAGCCACTTGCCGATCGGAAAGTCGGAGCGGTGACCAAACAGCGCAATCGGATTGCGCTTGAACGCCTTGAGGTCCCAGCCGTCCGACATGATCACGTCGTCCAGTCTGTCCGGTGTCTCGTCGGAGAGGACGAACTCCATCCCGCTGACGGTGGCGGAGTGGGTCTTATACTGGATGTCCTTGGCCGCAGCGTTCTCCCAGATCATCTGGCAGGCATCCTCGCTGCCAATCTCGTCGACGCAGTCGGACATGAACTCGTCCTCGTCGTCATACTCCTCGGGATCGGGCACCTCCTTGTGCCAGAGGTCCATGCAGATGGCGACAGCCTGCTCCCTTGAGCGCCCGGTTCTGACTATCTCCGGTATGCATCTGGCCGTGAAGTCGCTCTGGCTCTCACCCTTGTTGGGCTTGATCTGCATGGTGTCTCTCCTATGCTGATATTCGCATGAACGCCAGCCACGAGTTGGGTATACTCTCGATCTTCCAACCCTCACCGATCAGACTATTGAGCGCCTGGGTGACCTCGACCGCGGGGTTGTTGTAGTCGTGCCAGCAGATCATCCCTCCAGGCCGAACCAGTGCCCTGGCCAATCTGCTCTCGTGGAGGACGGCCTTCTCGCTGTGGTCTCCGTCGATGAATACTGCGTCGCACATCTCGAGGTCATACTGCTCAATCGTCAGCGAGGGCTGGAGCAGCAGATAGAACCTCGAGTCGTGCATGGCATAGCGCCCCGCGCGGTCTGGTACCTCGCTCCTCTGGCACTCCAGCGCCGTCTCATAGCCCGAAGGAACGTCGATGCCTATGTATCTCTCGATCGACCCTACATTCTCGAGGATGCGCGAGGCGGTGATCCCTAGATTGCAGCCAAACTCAATCACCACCCTCGGGGACACACTGCCGATGAGATCGACCAAGAGCGAGGTCTCCCTCTGGTTGAGGTAGTGGCTGAACGGACCTCGAGGCAACAGGATCATAACGGACGCCGCTGGGCCATGGCGCTGCGCCAGTCTCCGGGGCTCTCCTGGCGAAGCAGCCTGACCCTGTCGTACCAGCGGGCCTGCCAGCGCCAGCTCGCCCAGTGGGAGAGCAGGCCATAGACGTTAGGGTGGCCGATCGCGCCGGCGAGGTGGAGTGCGGCAGTGTCGACGCTGATAATCTCGTCCATGGTCGACATCAGCTCGGCGCACTCTGCGAAGTCCTTGAAGGAGTGGTGGATGACCCCGCAGCACTCCGCCTCATCGGCGCCCTGGGCCTGAACGCTGTGGATCTCTCCGCCTCCGGAGATCATATCGACCAACTCGTGGAGGGCAATGGAGCGTGGGTAGTCACCCGGAGAGGGCTTACCGACGGACCACGCTACTCCGATGCGATAGTCTCGGACGTAGGCCGAGGGGGGAAACTTGAGGTACGGAGCACCGGTCACGCTCTTTGGCGTCACCCCGAGCCGGCGAGGGAGGTGGAGCATTGGGCAGAAGAAGTCGGCGTCGACCTGCTCTATGTCTTCTGCGGTCTGGCAAAGCTCCTCCGCGGTCCTGCGAAGCTCCGGCGGTACGACGGCGACGACCTCTTTATCGAGCTGGGGCGCATAGCGCAGGCACATGATGGTATCGCCAAGACCGTGGGCGTGGAGCAGCATCAACCGACGGTAGGGCTCTCCGCGCCACGGCCTGAGGCCCAGCGCTAATGCACGCTCGACCTGGGGACGCATGAACGGCTTTGACTGCTCGCACTGCCAGTACTCCTCAAAGCCCTTGTCCCAGTCGCCGCAGGCGAGCAGGATCATCGCGCGGTTGAACCTGGCCCGCAGCGTCGGGGCAGATCCATACGCGAGGTCGGCCGCCGCGAGGGCATCGTCGAGGAGGCCTCTCTGGTATGACTCGACGGCCATATTGAACCATTTAAGGTAGTCGCCGATGTAGATGTGGAGGTCGTTCGTCACCTCGCGCCGCCCGACGGCCTGCCCAGCGTGGGCGACAATAATGCTCTCTGGTACGGAGGCCTTGTGCCCATTTGTACTGCGTACCTCGAGCACCTCACCCCCGAGGGTCAGGCCGCGCCAGCCGTACTCAGTCTCCTCGTAGGCGATTACCGGATCCATCTTCGGGAGGTCGTCTTCGACAAAAGTGGCGAGCGGGTCTCTCATGGCCTTACCTCCTCTCTTACTTCCACGCCGGGGTCAGCCAGGCCACGCCGCGAGGATCGCGAAGCGCCCACGATACCGGCCAGCGGACCTTTATCGCCAGCGTCTCGGTCTGGAACAGGCTGCGCTCTGGCCCCGCGGCGCCCGGGAGGCCAGGAGCCGTATCGTCCATCACCAGGGCGGCCGCGCTGGCGACCTCGATCTCCGGGTCTGGGCTGATCGCCGAGGCTACGGCCTGCGAGGCTATCGCTATGATGTCGCTCCCCACTGCGCCCGACATGATCGGCTCGATGACCGCATCGTCATCTCCAAGGAAGCGGGCGGACATTCCGATCACTCTGGCGGAGTTGCCCACCAGGACGTAGGGTCCCTTGCCGCCGACTGCGCTGACCGCACCAATCAGTGTTCCGAGGTCCTCGAAGTAGGCACCAAATGGATCCGTACTCGCGCTCGGAGTCAGGGCCGCTATGCCGTTGCGGATACCGGCAGGCCTGGCGGCCGTTGCAGGATTTATGTCGAAGAATGCGGCGTCGATTGCCAGGGCGGCCGAGCGGACCAGGACGTCGCCGATCAACTGCTCCGCGTTAGAACTCTCGACCATCTCTCTGGTGAGCACGCTGATCCCTGCGACCTTGTGCGGCAGGATCGACTGGGCAGTCGCGGCGAACTGCCTCACGGGGATGGGCTGCCCCTCCGCAACAAAGCTGGCGCCCCCGGCGGTGGCGACGAACGCTGGGACACCGATCGCCCCGTAGCCGTTCCAGGTCAAGACCAGGCCGCCGGTCATGACGTCTACTGCGGCACTGGCGGCACCGAGCGCCTCGACGGTGTCCTCCACCCACTTCTGGGCGAGCTCCGCGGCCCAGCCGGTAACGCTGGTCATTGCGGGAGAGGTGGCAGCCCTGGTCGAGATCAGCGTCGCCAGCGTCTTGTCACTGGGCCACAGGCTTGCGGCGATGTCGTCGACCCTCGCTCGCTTGAGCTGAGAGAGGACCCTCGCCGTCACCATGCGGCGGAACAGGTTGCCCTCTGGGATATCGAGGGCTGGCTCTTGCTGCTGCTTGCGGAAGGGGAGCGGACTAGTCATGGCTCTGGGTCCTCATGCGATCATGGTACTTATGTCGAACTCCACCTGTCTCTCCTTGATTGCGCCCGCGGAGAGGGCCATCGCCATCGCCACGAGCGCGTCAATGCGGGAGCGGTACTTTGAGTTGCTCTTATCGAACTTCCTGCCACCGGCCGGGTCCCTCTGCACGATTGCGTTGTTCGCGCACCAGGTCAGCACTGGGTGGAGGCCGTGCCTGAGCTTCCGCTGGACCACCAGTCGCTCTACGACGTCGACGGCAGGGGTCATATCCTTGAAGCCCTGGCCGTGCTCTATCAGCGGCACGCGGCAGCCAATCTGATCGAGCTCGCGCTTCAGCTCGGCCATCCTCCAGCGGTCAAACGCGAGACCCATTATCTGGTTCTGGCCGTTGACCTCCGCAATCTTCCTTGCGATCGCCCTCGGGTCCGTTGCAACGCCGGAGGGGATGATCAGGTCCTGCCTGGCCCACACCTCGTACGGGACACCGTCCTCGTCGCCCTTCTCCTTCAGGTTGCCGGGGACCCACACCCAAGGCTTGACGTGCCACGTACCGGTATCGTCCTGGCGCACGATCACCAGTGCGGAGAGGTCTCTCGTGCTGCCGATATCGAGGCCGGCAAACACCTTCATGCCGGGCTCGATGATTGGGACATCTCCGCACGCCTTCCACGACATCGGCTCCATGAACCGAGCCTCTGCGGCCACCCGCTGGTTGAGGATCAGGTTGCGGAAGGCGTTCTCCTGGGTCGGCATCCGCTGGGCCTGGGAGGCCAGTCGCTTCACGTCTTCGAGACTGCGGAAGTCCCCCAGCGCGGGGTTGGCCATCTCCCAGGTGTCCCTGTCCCACGGGTCTGCGTCCTCTGGCGCAGAGAATAGCGTGAGATGGAAGCTCTTGTCGGATATCTCTCCCGAGTTGACCTTCTGGCCGTAGTCGATAAGGTGTGACAGCGGGGCATAGGAGTCGGCGGCCTGGGTCGAGATCACCAGCAGCAGGGGCTCCTTCCTCGCACCCATGGCGCTGTCCATGGCGTCATACAGCTCCCGATTGGAGGCCTGACCAAGCTCGTCGTAGACGACGAACGAGGGGCTCAGACCCATCTTGGTCTTCGCCTCTGCGGTCAGGGTACAGTACACACTACCGTTATAGAGGTCCTGGATGTCCTTTACGAACTTCTGGGTATTGGTCCGCGCAGTGAGGTATGCGCTCTGCTGGATCATCGCCTCCATCTCGTGGAATATCTTGGAGGCCTGGAAGCGGTCGTTCGCGCAGGCGTAGACCTCGCCGCGGTTCTCTGCCTCAGGGCCGGAGAGGTGGCAGAGCGCGAGCCCCGCCGCGATCTGGGTCTTACCGTTCTTCCTCCCCATCGACAGGACCGCGGTCCTCACCGTGCGGAGGTCTGAGTTATTCGTGCGGTAGACCTGGCGAATGAACTTCTTCTGCCAGGGGCGAAGGCTGAGCTTCTTGCCGACCTCGCTGCCGGAGGTAATGGTGAGGTCCTCGAGGAATGCCATGACCCTCTCGGCCCTGGTCAACCCTGCGGCGTCCCACGGGTTATTCCGCTTTGGCGCCGAGCGCTTGCTCAGCGGCTTTGCACCTATACCTCGCAGGCCCATTGCTTACTCACCGCCCTGCCGCTTCTCTCTCAAGACGGCGAGGCGCTCCATTAAGACCACAGGCAGGGCCATCTTGGACATGATGTCGATTAACTCATCCAGGTCGCCGGGGCTCCAGTCGAGCGAGGTGAAGTTATTCTCGGTCCAGTGGTGGTAGCCGTCGCATGAGAAGGTGGCGAAAGACTTTGCCCCGACCCTCCTGCCAGTGGAGCCGAGCAGAGCCAGGTGGCTGGAGGCCTCGATATTGATCTCTCCCGTCGGCTCAAAGTACACTGTCTTGGTACACGGGACTCCGAGCCCCTCTATAGTCGGTGAGTGACCGAGTGAGTGAATAGTGCCCTGACCTGTGACGATAACTCGGTTAGAGTCGACCTCGCCCAGGGCCACGGTGGACCGGCAGGGGAGCGTCACCCATGGGGCGTCGCCGTGGGCGCAGTTCCAAGGAATGATCGGCACGGGACCTCCTCTAGGTTTGGCCGGCGCCCGACCGGAAAGGTTAACGGTACGTCGCCGGCCTGCGAGCTGTTGTTTCCATGCTGCATTTGAGTCAATAGGGCCACCACCTGCTCGCTGGGCAACCCGTATTGACCTATCGTCAAACGGAGAGCTCGGGAGAGTAAACCAGGAGGAAAACCCTGCCCGAGCCTCCCCACCTATGCGGAAAGGGGGCCCCAACCGCACCGGCAGGGATCATCTGCCCTTCTTAGAAGGGGTCGGCACCGGGCCAGTTGGAATAGCGAATACGAACCATCCTGTCGTTGGGGTCCAGCCGTACTTGACTTCCCACCCCGGGGCGGCAGGGACGTCGGGCTTCGGAGGGGGATTGCCCCATCCCCACGGCGGCTCAGCGATCGGGACGGTAGGAAACTCTTCACCCGCACCGCCCCAAGTCCCCGGAGGAGGCTCTGACGGAGGCTGCTCCGGCCACTGCCCGGTACCGGGGTTCCATCCTGCGATCGGAAGGGTGGGACGAGGATCGCCCGGCCCCCAGATTACGAGGTCTCCCGGCACGGCGGCAATCGGTGAGTCACTCTTTGCGTAGTAAGCCATTCCTATTCTCCTTGCGAGCCTTTATCGGTACCGCACCACTGTGGCTCAAGCTACGTGAGCGGGCCGTCATGATGGAAAAGTCGTAGCGAAGGGATATCATCCACGATACCCTCCCTACCCTCTCCGGTAGCAGCGTCAGCCGCGGGGAAGCCTTCCTCCTCCGTTTCATGTGCGGGGCTCTCACCCGCTGCAACGCCCATTGAGGCTGCAGCCCCGGTTCCTGCGTCTCTGCGGCCCTAAACCGCTACCGTACCCTATTGAACCAAACTCGATAGGAAATCTTCGGTAGGATCAATCCTACCGAAATCAGGGGGTTAGAAAAATCTTCTACGAGTTTTTTGGCCGTAGAATGAGGAAAACGATCCTATCGAGGCCGCACACTTAGCAGACTTTTCGTTCGAAATTCTCGTTATAAATCAATAACTTAGTTGAAAAAGATTTGTAGATTTTTTCGCGCCGCCGCGGCGGCCAAAATGCCGGAGTCAATTTTTTCGCTATCCCCCCCACCCGTAGAAGGATATTCTGGACCGTAGAAGGATATTCTCCGCCTGGCTACCCCGATAGGATTGATCCTAACGATCTAATTTCCTATCGAGATTACTCGATAGGATTATCCCTAGCGATCCATCTTTCCCTATTCGTTATCCTTGTCCTCTATCTCGATAGACAGGGTGGCGAGGGTCTATAGGCCATCCACTCTCGTCACAGTCAAGGCCGTAGCCGCGTATCTCCTCTATCCGCTTCCTTCTATCGTGACAGTCTGTGCAGAGAGACTGTAGAGAGCCTAGGACAAAGAGATTATAGCTTCCCCTGTGAGGCTCTACATGGTCGACTACTCTAGCGGCCACTACTAGACCCCTATCCTCGCACATCCTGCATAGGGGCTCGATCCTAAGCTGGTATCTCCTGCGCCTCTTCCAGGCCTGAGTATCATACCAGGGCTTGACCTTCTTCCTATAGTCGGACCACCACCTAGCGGCCTCACTCATCCTTCACCTCATTGGTGGTCCAGCTGGAGAAGACGTCTCCAGGCTTAAGCTGAACCACACTTTTACCCTCGCGCAAGACCTCTTTCATAGGCGCTCTAGGCAGCCTCTCCATCTTTGGTATGCGAAGAGTAGGGACCCTTATCGTTACATACATCCTAGCAGTCCTTGCCCTTGCAGATTGACGGTTGCCTCGGCGGGTAGGGCTGAAGCGGCTCTACTCGCGAGTCAGCGAAAGTTTGGTACGAGCCCAAATAGCGATAAGATACCTACGATGACCAAAATCACAACAATGATCATCAAGCCCTTGCCGAGGAAGCCCTCCTCTGGATTGACGTTCATCCAGAACTTCAGCATGAGTGCAATGAGAATGATGACTGCTGCGGCGACTAGAAAATACATGACGAACTCCTCGTGGTTCGCATACTCCGACTGGTCCCGGTCAGCGGAACGATCAGAATTAGAGCGAGACTTATGGGGCTTGTTATTGGTTCTTGTTACTGCCTCTAGGCAGCCGCCAAGTCTTGCTCGCTATACCACGACGAAGCCTCGCCACCAAATAGACTCGTAGAGACCTTGACTCGCTCGCCGCGGACCTCACCACACATACCGATGTGACCAGACAGGACGCCAGACAGAATTACGACTCTACCGCCAGTAGCGAGCTTGGGGATGACCCTTGGCGCCGGGATAAAGCCGCTAGACTCACTCGAGCGCAATTTCTCGACTATATCATCAAGGCGGTTGCTCGTAGCCTGACCGCCTGCCCCCATGACGACTCCGGTGATTCCCTCAACTCCTAATAACCGATAGAACTGGCGAGACCTGACGAACAGGTAGCAGGGATATAGCGGTCTCGCTATAGTCCTCCTGCGGTGAGTCCTCTTGTCAACTATCCTCTCCCTGAACCTGGGCCAGTAGCTCTCCAGCCCTCTGGAGCAGAGGCGCTCGCCTACTACCCTCTCGTGATTGGCTAATACCCTAGCGACGATCCACTCTGCCATTCCGCCTCGCACTTTTCGCTAGAAACCGGGGACATTTTCGCTAGAAACTGGGGGGATTTTACCCCCGGCGGGAACCCCTGTCCAACGGAGGTATTTCGTTCGTTCCTTCACTTTTCAGAATTTGACCCCATTTCCTTCCTGCACTAAAAGAACTATCTTCCCCCTTTCTTCTTTTTTTATTATTATGTTTTTCCCCGCCAGGGTAAACTTACCAAAAAAATGAGACCTGAAAAGTGAGTAAAAACAATAATGACCATTACGAAAAGGTAAGATTTTATAGGAAATTTAGTTCCATCGCTAGTTTGCAGAAGTCTATGATGCAGAGTTCCTGACTGTCCCAGCCGTGGTGGGTCAATTCGTTAGGGTCCCATAATGCTACCTCTTTAGACGTAGTGATGACCCTGGCATTCAGGTACTTTTTGAAGCCAGGAGCCGGCTTAGAGAGGCGCTGTTTCCCGGTATAAAGCCCCTCCTGTTCTGCCACTCTCCTCACGGTCTTAGGGACCTCCCTAAACTTGCCCTGGTGGACCTCCGACGAGACGGCCCTAACCCCGTCTTGGTCAAACCATGCCAGGGGCACCCCCTTATTAGCGGCCTTGACCACGCGCCGAACCTGCTCCGCATCAGTGCGGTCGGAGAAGTCCTCGCCGCTACCATTCTCAAAGGCAACGACCTTGAGCCAGCGCATCCTGCCGCGCAGGTACTCCTCTGCCGCCGTATCATTATCCTCGATCATGTCTGTCTTTGACGGCGTCCACGGAGCCTCTGCCCCCTTGGTCACGGGGCCATGGTCGCGGACGTAGACCTTGGCCCATAGCCTCAACTCTTGGGGGCCGTCCCTGTCCAAGAAGCGGTCGTTGAGCTGCTGCCAATACTCGAGTGACTGCTTGACCTCTCTGATTTGGGGAACCAGCCACCTCCTGTCTGTATTGTCCAGCTTGAGTGCCCGCATCGAGTTACTGCTGGCGATGATGTGGACGTGGTTGTCGACATTATAGGGCGGAATAAATTTTTTGTTGACCATGACGGTCTCGTCGGTAATAATGTCCTTGAGCAGGTTGTATGCCTTCTGGCTGTGGCCCTGGTAAATTTCGTTACATATGACCAGCTGCTTCTCCGCCCAGCCATTGAAGCTGCCTATGATCGCACTCTCGCTCGCATAACTGACATTGGTATTGCCGAGGCAGCCCGCCACAAACTTAGCGAGCGTCGTCTTACCGACGCCCTGGACCTCGCTGACCAGGAGCAGTCCGTAGTTCATCTTCAGGCCGGGGCAGGCGATCAGGGTGGCGACCCACTGGGCGACGTACTCCCTCTCCCGCTCTATCGGCAGGAGCCTCGCAAGGAAGTCCTCCCACCAGTCATACACTCGCTCGCGCTCCAGCCTGCGGGCAATCTCCTCAGGGTAGTCGCGTATCGATGGAGGCTGATAGATATTGACGAATGCGCTCTCGCCAATCTCAAAGAGACCTGGAGAGCGGGACGGGTCGTACTTGATCCCAACTGCCTTACCGGTATAACTCGCCTTGAGCAGGCGGGACGTATCGTCGATGTGACTGAACGGCCTCACTATACTGTCAAAGACCTTTGCCCTATCGAACCGCTTGTGGCTCATGCGGGTGTGGCAGAACATCTCCGGGTCGGAGGTGTGGACCCACTCGTGCTCGAATGCCTTGGTCAGCCTGTGGCCGGGGCGGCCTCCCTCGCTCTTGCCCTTCTCTACCTTTACGGTCGCCCACGTTACCGGATCGGCGTAGGTCATCAGCCGCTTCTTGAATGTGCCGCTCTTGCTGTACAGGGACTCGGGCAGCTTGTCCGCCATGTCCCAGCCCTCGCGAAATGCGCTGTGGTCATACTTGAGCGCATAGATTACGCCGCCCCACAGCATGGAGAAGGTCTTGACCGCCTCCTCGCCGTCGAAGTCGCGGTCGCACGAGTAGAACAGGTCTCCCTCGAGCTTCTCTCTGTGGAGCTCGCCGTAGTCGCAGCGGTGCGGGCTCATTGCTCCACCGAGCGCGCCCCAGTGCTCAAACTGGTCGAGCTCATCTGCCCACGGGTGGGCGAGCTTCTCGTCCCTGCGCTCCGGGTCGTTGAGCAGGCAGTCGATAAACCACGCGGTCTTGGCCCCCTCGTGGACCATGATCGAGGGCTTGTCCCTCCGCCTCGGTGGCTTCCAGAACGGCAGCGCCCCGTCCGGCTCCATCCGCCGCCATATACAGTCACCTAATTTTGGCTTATAGAGCGTCCACGGCGTATAGGCCTTCTTCCCTTCCTTGGTCTGCCAGCGCTCCTGGCACATGATCACCTCTCGCCGTGTCGAGTCGAGCAGCGTGAAGAGCTGGCCGCGGATCTGGCCGGACGCGATCAAGTCATCGACCTGCGCCTTCCCCGCCCTGATGCTTCTAGGAAACTCGACCTTTAACAGCTCCTCCTTGATCGCCTTGGCCTCCTCCTCCGTCGGCGCGTACTGCCTGCCGGAGCACTCGATCTCCATCTCGCTATTGATCTTGATCAGGGTCTTCTCTACGTAGTAGTGGCTGCCGTGGTACTCCTTGACCATGAACCGCCTGAAGTTGAGCTGCTCCGCTCCTATCCTGTCGATATAGGCCTTGAGCGCAGGATACCTCGAGTAGTGAAATTCATACTCCATAGCCAGACCTCCTGGTTATAGCGAAAGGAATTGTGTGCTGGCAAACTCCTCTGGTTTTTTCCGTATGTCCATACTTAAATCCCGCTTTAAGAAAAAACTTCCCAAGGCTACAAAACAGGAATATAGTGCTGTTTCGTAACACAAATTCTCTCCATTACCAGAAGGGAGCCAACCCAATGGCAGAAGGGCCTCCACTCCTATTGAGGCAACTAGCGGCAGAGCTGAGGGAGAGGCGCCTAGCCCTCGAGGCTATCGAGGAGAGGGCCAAGCAGGAGCGGGCACGGATTAATACCATCACCAGGGAGGAGATGGTCGACGTCATGAATACGATGGACCTCTCCCGCGTTGACCTCGCCGCAGAGGGCAACCTGCCGGCGATGAAGTTTGAGCTCGGCCACCACTATGGCGGCAGTGTCTCGAGGGAGTGGCCAAACGAGCGGCGAGAGGCCGCCTTCGCTGCCCTGCCCGACGAGCTGGTCAAGGTTACGGTGCGGGTGTACTTCGCCAAGGGAGAGTACGCCGAGGCGGAGCGCCTGTCGGAGGAGCTAGTCGAGACGGGCTATACCGTACAACTGGACAGGGAGGTACACCCATCCACGCTGAAGTCGTGGCTGAGAGAGCGGTTCGAGAGCGGTAGCGACCTTCCCGATCTCGAGACGATCGGTGCAACGATCTTCCAGGAAGTCAAGGTCAAAGAGCTTTGAAAAGGAGCAAGACATGGCAAAGACGACGCTCGTAGACAGACACCAAGACCTCCCCGCCACCGACTATGCCGATAAGTACGCCGGAGAGGGGACCCACGTCGCGGCAGAGCACAGCGTCACTCCGCGCATCTCGATCCTCCAGGGCGCCACGCCCCAGGTCAAGAAGAACAACGTTGCCTACGTCGAGGGCGCTCAACCTGGCATGATCTTCCTCTCGTCCTACCACGCCCCGCTGATCGACGGAGAGGAGGGCATCATCTTCCAGCCCTGTCTGCTCCAGACTCCGTGGGAGGTCCGCACTCCGCGCGAGTCGGGGGCGGCCAACTTCGTCGGCATGTTCGCAACTCCCCAGCCCGACTGGACCGAGCGCCATGACCCAAAGGGCTTTACCTACTACACCACCAGGGATGGTAACATCGCCCACCAGGTCCACATCCAGATTGGTCTGCTCCATATCGATGGTAACGTCCTCCCCTACGCGATCAAGTTCGCAGGTACGGGCATCTTCATCTCCAAGCAGTGGAACAGCGTCATCTCGACCAGGAGGACCAATACCAACCTGGAGGCACCGAGGTTCGCCTTTACCTACCGCATGCGGGTCAAGAGCCAGGCCAATGCCGCAGGGGAGTGGGGCCAGTGGTCGATCTCCGCCCACGGCAGATCCAGCGAGGCAGAGATGGATGCTGGCCACGATCTCCGCGAGGCCTTCCTCAAGGGCGAGGCTAGGGTCGAGGACGAGCAGCCCGGGGAGGCGACCCAGAGTGGAGAGGTGATGTGACCCAGATCGTCATCGGCGCAGGGATGGCCGGTCTGCTTGCGGCGAGGATGCTAGCGCCTCGCCGCAAGATCGTCGTACTAGAGCAGGCCCCTGCGCTGCCCCACAACCACAGCGCGGTCCTGCGCTTCGCCACCAACAGGGTGGCGGAGGTCCTAGGCATCCCGTTCAAGCGGGTCAATCTGATCAAGACGGTTCTGCCGTGGCGCAACTCTGTGGCCGACGCCCTGGCTTACTCGCACAAGGTGCTCGGCGTCTACCGTAGTGACCGCAGCGTACTCCTGCCGGAGCGGTGGACCTCGCAGGAGCGCTGGATCGCCCCGGAGAACCTCATCGAGCAGATGGCGGAGGGAGTGGAGATTAAGTATGGCTCCACCTACTCGTTCAAGCCGGGGCTCAACAAGGTCATCAGCACCATACCCATGCCCGCCCTGGCGCGGGCCATGGGCTTCCCCAGGGACCTGGGCTGGAGCTGGATCAACGGCACTAATATCGTAGGCCGCCTGCGGAAGACCGATGCCTACGTCTCCGTATATGTACCCAACCCCGAGCTGCCGTTCTACCGTGTCTCGATTACTGGAGACAAGATCGTCATCGAGTTTGCCTCCTCCGCCGCCTATACCGCAGAGGAGTCGCTCGCAGAGGCCATGGCCCTCCTCGGTATCAACCAGGAGGTAGACGACTACTCGGTGGTCGACCAGGCCTACGGCAAGATTGCTCCTATCGACGAGGACGAGCGGAGGTCGTTCATCCATTGGGCATCCACTGAGAAGAGAATAGCTTGGCAGCTTGGTCGCTTCGCCACGTGGAGACCTCGATTGTTGCTAGACGATCTGGTTCAGGATGTTCGTAAGATTGAGAGATGGATAACAATGCCTTCCTCAAAATACGAACAAGACCTCCATCTAATTAAGGACATAAAATGAAAACCAAGGCGGATAGTGGAAGAGGCCATTTAGTCTACTATGACCTTGATCGAAGGGCTCTCCAGAATTTCTTCAATATGTTCTCGAGGGTCAAGAGAGGCCTGGCCTCACGCGTCCAGTGGCCTCAATCAAGAACTGGATACATCGCATTCTTAAGTGAGATCGGACCTAAGCCTGACAATGGTCAGAAGTGGACGGTTGGTCGAAAGAACCATCGCTGGGGGTATATTGCCGGAAATATTGAATGGCAGACGCTTCAAGATAACCTTCGTCAGACACCTTTCAGTGTGAAGCAAAGGGAATGGGCTAGAGCATTTGCTATTAAACGAAATAAGTCCAAGAAGTGGACTAAGCAAGAGCGAGAGGAGCATAGTGCCAGAATGAAGCGTTGGCATCGCGACTACGACCAACAACTTCACCACCAAAGGAGACTCCTATGACAACTACCGAACAGCACGTCTCTACCCTCTCGATCGAGAAACTGCTCGCCCTGGTGTTCTCTGGCAATACTGCGGCGCGCCACGAGGTGACCCGCCGCCAAATCTCGTGCGGACAGCCCATTCCAAGCATCTGCGACTACCTGCTTAGCGCCCTGTTGGCGGCCAGGGAGGAGACCCAGGTCAGCCAAGACCCTGGAGACCGCGACCCTACCAGCACGTTCGCCTGTGAGTGCATTGCGGCGGGGTATCTCGGCCAGAACATGCGAGACCCGGAGAGGGCAGAGGCATACATCCGCATGGCCGCAGACAACCCCAACGTGGAGGCCGAGCTGCCCGAGTCGGGCCGCGCGTTCTGGAAGTCCGCGCGCTTCAACTACCGGCTGTGGAGGGTGATGAAGAAGTAGTGCAGGCCTCCTGCCCGCCCCGTACGCTTCCCTAGGACGGCGATAGCGGGACGACCACCAGGAGGCAAGCAGGGAGCGAGGCCTACGACCACGGGTGGCGGTGAACAGGCCTCGCTCCCACCCCCCTTTCGTCAAACTGGGTTCTGCCAGAACCCAGTTTGACGAAAGAGGAGAGAGACGAACGTGACCCAGCTAGTCAAGTATGATGCAGCCAAGAAGGCATTGGCGGAGGCCAAGCGCGTCGACGAGGTCCTCAAGATCGAGGAGCTGGCCAAGCGCATGGCCGCCTACGCCAGGCAGGCCAAGGATACCCAGATGATCCAGGACGCAACGGAGTTGCGCCAGCGGGCGGAGCGCAGGCTCGGCCAGATGATGGAGGAGGCGAAGCAGAAGGGAGAGCGAAGAGCAGATCGGAATAAGGGGAAAAACTGGGTTCTGCCAGAACCCAGTTTGACGAAGTGAGTAAGGGTGGTAGTGAAACCAGGAGAGTAAAGGGATGAAAGTCGATCTCGTCTACTATACGGGAATGGGCATGCCTGACCCTGCAGCGTTCGCTGCAGGCCTGTTGGTCTGGGCCAAGCGTACCAGGATCGAGGTCTCCCCAGAGGGACTCGAGGCCGCCGTAAAGATTTCGGAGGAGGAGCGGCTCGCCGAGCTTAACTATATCGCTGCGACCATACCCGCGAGCTGGGAGTTCGTAGATTTTGTCTTCGTACTCCAGGGCGTAACGAGGGCATTCACCCAGCAGATGACCAGGACGCGAAACCTGTCGTTCGCCCAGCAGACGCTCCAGGAGCTTAGGGTCGATGGCTTTGGCTACGACGTCGGCCCCACCGTCCGCAGACACCCGGAGGCAGAGGACGTCTACCACGATGCAATGGACCAGATCAATGCCGCCTATACCAGTATGATCGAGCTGGGGGTGGAGATCCAGGATGCCCGCGGTGTCCTGCCGCTGAACATTTTGACTAACCTCGTCGTCAAGGGAAACCTACGGAGCCTCGCCGACATTCTCCGCAAGCGGGCCTCTCCCCGCAACCAGGGTGCCCGCCCCGGTTACGAGGGCGAGTGGGCCTGCGTCCACAGGGAGATGAAGCGCCTGATGGTCTCCGCCCTACCGTGGACGGACCTGTTCCTCAATAGGACCGAGGACCAGGTGGCGGCGGACATGTATAAGATGCTCGAGAGTATCACCGACAAGACGCTACGGGTCAACTTGACCAAGGGCATCGACCAGCTCCTCACCAACGTGGGAGGCGAGCCGTGAGCGACGAGGGGACCCGGCTTTGCCTTCCGCATCCTCAGTGAGATTAAGATTGTTAGGTGTAGCGACTTGAGAGTAGTGACAAAGTGACCTGGCTCTTGGGCATACGACCTGGGCATAGGGGCCTACCGCCCCTATACCCTACGGGCGGCAGGACCTCTGCGGCAGACCGGCTGCGGATCATGCTCGGTCTCACTGTGGAGGAGTTCGTCGCCACCTTCCCCGTAAGGGCGAACGTATTCAACTCCCGCATGGGGTCGATGATTGCCCGCGTCGTTACGGGGAGGGCCTTCGTCCTTGGCCGCGAGGCGTGGGTGGGCCTGGGTCTGCCCGGCGACCATGAGTTCTGGGCCAGCGTGCGGAGGGGGCGGGCCACCTATACCCTCTTGCCCCACCCCTCTGGCCGCTGCCGCATCTACAATATAGAGAAGAACCGAGCCCGCTTGCGGAGGATCATACGTAGAAGCAATAACCAGTACGCAAAGCTGGCCGCACCGCCAGCATAAAGGATGACAAGCCATGAGCACACAGCCATTTCGGTTGGCCCTCCGCGCAGAGGGCAAGGATTGGAACGCCTACCTCGCACGGCAGGGGACGATGGACGGAGCGGTCCTGATGGCCTCCATCCGCAGGTCTCTGGCGGAGGACCCCGCGGTGAAGGAGGCATTCATCGAGACGATGAAGCTGGCGATGGGTGCGGCCGTAAGGGCCGTCGGGCTAGGCGACATCTCGTGGCCCGATCCCCCGCAGCAGGCCCCAGAGAGCGAGAGGTCCGGCAATGGGTGACCAAGAGAATATGATCTGGAGCTAGCGACGATGCCGCCAACTCAGGACTGAGAGAGGATGAGCCGCTTAGGCTATAGTAACGATATCGACTATTGGTCCCTCATCCGCTGGAGAGGAGCCGTTGCGAGTGCCGTCCGCGGCAGGCGCGGCCAGGCATTCCTACGCGAGATGCTGGCCTCCCTCGATGCCCTACCGGAGCACAGGCTGATCGCGCACGACGGTGAGGTCTGTGCACTCGGTGCGGTAGGCCGCGCACGTGGAATGCCGATGGCCGACATCGATCCCGAGGACCACGAGACAGTGGCTGCCAAGTTCGGCGTGGCGCACGCACTTGCCTGTGAAGTCATGTGGATAAACGATGAGTTGAGTAATTCCCCCGAGAGGCGCTGGGCTACGGTGCGTGATTGGATCATAGAGAGGCTGGAGGAATGACCAAGGATATCGTCATTGTCGACATCGACCACACCGTCGCAGACGCTGCGTGGCGAGACCCCCTGATCGGCAAGTGGAAGGAGTACCACGAGGCCTCCTCGAGGGACAAGCCAATCAAGTTCATGGCCGACTTGATACTCCGCCTCGTACCAAAGTACTACATCGCTGCGGTGACCGGCAGGGACGAGGCGTACCGCGCTCTCACCATAAGGTGGCTCATAGAGCATGACATACTAATCGACCACCTGGTCATGCGCCCCTATGGCGACTACCGCCCGTCCCCGGAGATGAAGTGCGCACTAGTCAAGGCATACTTCGATTTATCGAAGATAGCCTTCGTTCTAGAAGACCGCAGCGACTGCTGCGCAGCCTACTTCCAGCTGGGGCTGAGCGTTCTCCAAGTCAGCTACAACCACGGAGGAAAGACCAATGTCGAGGCAGCTCAAGCCAGTTGAGACCGACGTCGGTAGGGCGCTAAAGTCCCTCGCCGACCTCCACTCCGAGCGCGGAGACCTCTACAGGGACGACTACGTCCGCGTCGGTGCCAGCCTGGCCGCCCTGTTCTCCTCCGGTGTCACCCTGTCCTCCCCGGAGGACTTCTGCCGCTTTGCCCTACTGGTCCACCTCCACGGCAAGCTGGGCCGCTACGCAGTCATGTTCGACCGAGGCGGCCACGACGACAGCCTCGACGACATGGCCGTCTACTCCCAGATCCTCCGCAAGGTCGATGGAGAGGCGCGATGATAATGAAGCCAGTCTGCGCCCCGTGCCGTCGCTTCTTCCGCCCCAAGAGGAACGGCTTTTACTTCATTGAAGGGATGCCCACCGTGAACGACGCCAAGCCGGGCAATGCGGAGCCGGAGAAGTGGAAGCCGTATAAGCTCTGGCAGGGAGACCTGTGGGAGTGCCCCGACTGCAACTCGACCATCGTAGTCGGTACTGGAATGAGACCGGTCGCCGTACAGCACCAGGAGGACTTCCCAGAAAAGCTCGTATCGTTCGGGGCAACCCAGCTCCAAGTCAATGACTGCTAGCGGCTATGGTCAGTGTTCCCCCAAGGTTCTGGCAGTCGCTCTCTCGCGAAGAGGTCTACGAGATCATCGAGACAGGCTATCTCAACCAAGACCAGCGCCAGCGACTGTGGCGAATGATGGATCTGAACGGAGAGCCGCCAGACGAGCTCAAGCTGTTCATCAATAGCGAAGACATGGACGCCTTCATAGCCAAGGTGATGCGAGAATATGGCAAAAAGTAAGAGCCCTCCCTATCGCCAACTGATCTCGGATGTAATGCCATGGATGACGAACAGCAACACCGACCTCGGCCTGGCCCGCAAGTACCACGTCAGCATCTCCGAGGTCAAGCGGCTGAGGATGTACGTCCGCAGCCTGGTCAGGTGGCAGATGAGCCAGGGGCCGTGGCCAGGCCACTTCGACCCACCGCGGAGGAAGAAGTGAAGATCGTAGAAATTCATACACCAGAAGAAGTCGCTGCAGAGGCTCGGATCATTGCGGAGAGGTGGCCGCAAATCCCAGAGAACATGCGAGACTGCGAGGCATATAATAGGCTGACGACCAAGAAGCTGACCAAGAGTGACCCAGACGAGTCGACGCAAATTCTAGCCGATTGGTATTCGTATTTACGCTTAAGACCAATCTGAGAACATGACCGTCACCGGAAGTAAAAGATGCAGCGCGCCTATGCCGAGATCATTCGGTTAAGAAAGGGCGCGTCAAAGGACGGGAATCCATGAGCGAGCAATGGCTGCTGGTGAAGCGCGGGCTCTACTATCGCCCTAACGACTGCGGCTATACCGGCATCCGCGATTACGCGGGCCGCTACAGCGAAGAGGAAGCGCGGGCGCGCATGAGCCCCGGCATTGCCATGATCCGGCTGGATAGCGCGCCAGAGTTCAGCGAGGCGTGCTTTGAGGACTTGGCGCGCAAGCATCTTGCCGATCAGCGAGACGCCCTGCGAGCGGCGGTTGCGCCGTTCCTGCGCTACTACGACGACATCCGATTCAACCTGCGCAAGCAGCCGCGCCCGACTGATGCGGCCATAGAGGAATGCGGTGAGCGCGTGGCCTGCGTGACTTGGGAAGAGTTCTACGCTCTGCGCAAAGCGTTCACGAATGGCCCGTCACCCCAAACATAGGAGACCACATGCCTGAGATCGGAATCGACCTGGCCATGGACCGGAATATCTCCGAACTAATAACCGACCTTCGGCTCCGTTCGCAGCGCGGCCACGTGAGCACTTTGAGTGTCGGTGAGGCCAAATTGGTCTCAGATGCTCTCACAGGCTTTCGCCAAGTGACGAAGCATTGGGACGAGTTCGGCCCCGAGCATGGTTTCGGCGAGACCATGGATCAATGGAGAGTCGAATAACATGAACACAGAGACAGCCAACCATCCCCGGACCTGCACCTGTCACCCCGACGACAGGCCGGAGCCCTGCACCCATCAATACGCCACGCGCGATTGCTGGCGAGTAGCCGTGCTGTCCGAGACGCAAGCCCACATCGTTTCGCTGAAAAACCGAGATCGGCTTCCCGTCGAGCAAGCGCGCCTCGACTATCTGATGCGCGTCCGACGCTGCCTTGAAGTCTAACGTGTGAACATCAACGGAGGGATACCATGGGCCGCCCGATGAAACGCCAGCCGAACGTAAAGCGCGAGCGCCCGGCCGCTGCGGTCGAGAAGCGCCGGCTCAAGACGATCAAGCGGCGTGCCGGCAAGCGCGCGAAGATGCACTAGGATTGCAGGTTCTAGAACATCAATCGCGGTGAGAGCCTTGGACCGTCCCCGCTCACGGTTTTTATTTTGGCTTGGTTCTCCGTAAGGCGCCGGGGCGCGCCGCGACCAGAATTGTTGCCGAGTGATGCTGGACCTCAGCACGGTTTGCAGATCGGCGGCGGCCGCGGCGGGTAGGGCTGCAGCGGCTGCATCCGCTCATAGGACGGAGCGTCCGACCCCGTCTCCGCGTCAGCGAATGGGGCTCCCGAAATCGTGCCACCCGAGCAGGCCGATCAGGATGAACAACACGATCCATGAGCCGAACGTGCGATAGGGATTGGGCTCGGCTGTCCAGGGTCCGACACCCCAAACGCCGAAAACCAGCACAATCACGTAGATCAGCCAGAACCAGATATTGGCACCCATGGTCGAGCTCCCTACTTCGACGGGTTGATGTGCAGTTCCTTGGTCATCACATCGATGATCCGCTCAAGCCGCGAGGTGTTGCGTTCGGTTTCTTTTTCGAGAACCGTCAGGCGATTGTTGATCTCCGCGAGATGCGGCGAGCCGCGCACCTCCAGCGTCACGACCCGCGTTTCCAGCCGCACCATGTAGGCGGTGACGCTCAAACCCGCCGCGCCGATCGCAATGGCCTGCGCCACCAGAAAATAGACGAGG